CATTGTTGCTTGAAAAGGCTGATTTAGAATTTCGGTGCCAGACCAAGTAGTAACTGATATTTCACCAGATGAATTTCCGTCAGCATCCGGGAGTAGTATAACGAGTGATTGTCCAAGCTCATCTACGGAAGCCGAAAAAAAAGTTCCGCGAATCGCTATGTCTGCTGAAGGAGTTTTTATTGATATATTTTTCTTATCAATTTTTGATAATTTACCTGACAAAAAAGATGCAGTGCCAGATGCCATGCGAAGTGCAAGTCTGCTTTTAGATGGATCTGTACTAGAAAATATATATTCATCTACGACCACGTTGGAATGTTCTGTAAGTTTGAGGACTGTATCGTCAACAAACTCTATAGCAAGTCTTCCGGCACCAGTTCGCACGTCATCATTGCTAAGTATACCTAAAGCCAACTCAGCTAATAATTTGTCGTTGTTTTGGCTGCGGAGTATTTCTCCATTACCGCGCAGTTCAGAGATTTTCCCAATCTCGTTTGCGTTAGTAACAGTCCCAATAAATAATAATATCAGCAGCCCGATGCGCATTGGTCTATATTAATAGTGCCGCTGCTGGTACTTGATATAACATTTGCAACATTCGTGCTTGTCGTATCGGTTTGGTCTATGTCCACATTATTGCCACTTCCCGTTAAAGCTACGGTAATTGCGTGGTCAGAGCTGCCTGATTGTAGAGTATCAATATCATTAGAGTTTCCTGAAACCGTCCAATTATTAATACAACCAACTGAGTTACATTTAACATTTACATTGTTCGATGTACCACTTATGACAAAATCTTGATTACCAGAGGTAGCGGATGCTGCGTCTCCTTGTGTGAATGTCAGTACGTTGGAGTCTCCTGTTGCCTCAAAATCAAAATCTGTGTTTGCAACATCTCCAGTTGCGCCGACAGCAAATGTACCTATATTACTATCACCAGTTGCTTTGTAGGTCCAGCCAGTAGAATTACCTTGTGCAATTGCTATTGCTAAGGCATTGCTATTACCAATTTGGTCAAGATCAACGGTCATGCTTGTGCCGCTCAGCGTTGCTCTTGCTCCGGAAGTACCGACTGTATTAGTTGCTCCAATCTGATCGATTGTCAAAGTAAGACCTGTACCAGTTTGCGTGATATAGATGTCATTATTTCCAGCAACTACATTAACTGAAATAATTATTATGAGGGCACTACTGAGTACCTTTATAAACTTCATTGTCGTCCTCCAGGTAAAGTGTACCATAATCAAAGTCCCACAAGCGTTTTTGCATACCCTCCATCACAAGACCGTACACAGCTGCCTCTATGGCTGTCCTTACAGCCTGTGTTACAGGCTCATTACCTGTACTGCCTGATTCCATTTCTACTAGCTCAGTACCCATCTCATAAAACTTAAATAAATCCGTACCAGCTCCTGTAGATAAAATAGTTTTTGTTGTTGTGATATTTAATAAAACTTCGCCTGTTTGCACTAAAACAGCACGAAGATTGACTGTAACTACATCTTCTCTGTACTGGTTTTTAACCGCCCAACCCAAGTACCGAACTCCGGATCCCCCAGTTCTAATATTACTATCCATGCCAACAATCCCACCTTCTAAAATCATCCCTGCATATAAAAGAGGCTTGAGTTTGTTACCCTCTTCACCAGAATACGTTTTTCTAGTATTGGCTATAAGCTGCCTTTCTCGGCTTAAATTGTCAAGTCCAGACCTTTCAACAACAACAAACCAATCTCCTTTACCTGCATCTCTTAATGCCTGAATAAGAATATGAATAGATCCTTGTGTAACGGCTGTGCTAAAACTAGCAACATTATCTTTGGATTTTCTTTGACCAGTGAGATCTGAAAAGTTATAAACTGCTACGACAGCCTGGCTGTTCGGTTTAGGTAGATTGACTAACTGCGCGGTTGCGCTTGGAACGATTTTAGGACCCTCTGGACAGATAAGGCCTTGAACACAATTTGTTTGGTTTTGGAACCCAATACTAGCGCAACCGCTAGTGAGTATTAATATACCTATGAATAAAAATTTCATTAGCTGGCATTAACCTCCACCATCACAATCAACCCAACACCCTCCAAAGGATCCAATTGGGATTACGATTTCTGTAGTAGATATTAATACACCATCAAACCACTCTTCAATTGTTAGAGTTATTGTAACGCCATTATTTACCCATCGCAATATGTTGCCTTCTAGATTAATTTCTCCAGATACTGGGTTACCAATTGTGGGTGTGCTGCCGTAATTAAATAAAGATTCTGAAATATCTTTAGCTAATGTGGAATAAATGCGTGATTGAAGGTTTCTAATAAATTTAGCCAAGACTGTGTTTTCAGCTTCTCGCTCAGCTTCTTCTAGCTTATCTTGTACGTCTTGGGCTATCTTTTCTTTCCGGGTACGCTCTTGTTCGTCAATGGTCAGATAGTGAGCTGATTGATTTATGCCACTGAAGCTAGGGTTGCCAAACTTGTGTACCAATTCGTAAGAATTTACTTGCTGCACAAAAACAGCTAAAAACAAAACGACACCTATAAAACAAACCCATTGTATAAGCTTATCTTTTTCAGTTTCTTCTTTTCTACGCTTTAATTCAGCGTTGCTTGGTCTTCCTCTTTTCTTAGTCTTTACGTTGGTCATCGCGGTCTGCCTTTGCTATTCTATCTGTATTCATAAGTTGTGGTACTCCAAGTATAGTCTTCAAAAGCGTATCTTGTCTAATTATCTCATTGTCTACAGATCTAACCCTGTCTATTAGGGCTATTAAAATACCATGCTGTGAATCTAATTTTTGACCTAATCTATCTTCTATTTGAGCTATTTGTGCGCTTACTTTTTCGTCAAGAACATCTACCTTAGTTTCCATTCCGTCTATTATTTTGTTTATAAGTTTCCAAATAAACAAACCTAAGCCTATAGCTGCTGCTATTGGAAAACCAACTTCGTTTATTAATTGGACAACCGCGTCCATTAAATCAATCTAGATAACATTACCGTTGCTAGTATAAAAGGATAAACAGCCCAGATCATGTTTTCTAATTTATCGAAACGCTTTGATCCATCTTCTAATCTTTTATCAATACTTTTGTATAATGCTTTACATTCTCTTTCGTGTGACTCTATTGCATTAAGAGCATCTTTTGCAGTTGCCATTTACTTCCTCAAATTGTATATACGTTTAAAGATTTTTCCTTACCTTTAACTTTTATTGCTTCTAAAGATTTTAACTCAAAACTACAGTTTTTGGCAGTATCTTCTCCTATAAGAATATCAACGCCAGCTTCTTTAGTTCCAGACTCAAGTCGAGCTGCTATGTTTACACAGTCTCCAATGGCTGAGAAATCAAATCGTGTATCAGATCCCATGTTACCTACCACAGCTACTCCGCTATTTACTCCTACCCCAATAGCAATCTCATGTGATAGTTCTTTGTTAAGTTCTTTGATTGCTTCTTGCATTTCAATAGCAGTCTTTACTGCTTTGTCTTCATGATCTTCTAAATCTAAGGGTGCTGAGAATATGGCCATGCAAGCATCACCAATAAATTTATCTACCATGCCTCCATTTCTTTGCACGCATTCTACTTGTACTGTTAATGCCTTGTTCATAATCTCAGTAACTTCTTCTGGTTGTAGTTTTTCTGAAAGACTAGTGAAGCCTCTGACATCTGTAAATAAAAATGTAGCGTATCTTTTCTCGCCACCGAGTTTTAATAAGTCTGGATTCTTTTGTAATTGTTTAACCTGTCTTGGATCAAGGTAATGTTCAAATTGTTTTTTAATTAATTGACGCAACTTAAACTGCTTTCTAAAGTTTATATAGAAGGCAACAGCTCCTGTTATGAATTGTGAGATCAAAGTCCATGAAACATCTATCAAGTAGCCCTTATGAATGCTAAAACTTCCTAAGAGCCCCGTGGTTAATAGTAAAAATATAGCTATACTTACGCCCTTAGTTACACCAAGATAATTAATTACAATCCATGTCAAGGACACGAAAATTCCAAAAATTAAAATTTCCAAAGCTAAAGCAAAGTCTGGAATATATGGAGAGTTTTGTATAAGAATTGACTCAGATAATGCCGCTTGAATCTTATGAGGTTCTAATAATCCAACTGGAGTTGCAATTTGTGGCATGACTCCGTTAGCAGTGACACCAATAAATACAAACTTATTAGCTACATCCATTTCTTTTAAATCAGTTTGCGGTGTGTCAACCCAGCTTATCCATTTACGACC